CTTAAAGCTGTATCGTTCTAACTCTAATTGATTAATGTAGAACACGAGTCGTAAGGTTGCTTCTGATATCTTTTGCAGTTCCTCATTGTCTGATTTCTTTTGCCACTTGCTGATTGTTTCTAAAATCTCAGCAGAGTCAATCATATATTGCAACTGACCAAAATCCATATCAAGCATATAATCATTCCTACAAATCCTATCTGTGCGTAGTCTATCATAATCCTAAAAACTTTTTGGCTTTAGACCACCACACATTCTGAGTGTAGTATAAGTTAAACTCTGTCTGAGTCATTACTTCTATCCTTTCGCCTTTGTTGACGATGTATAATCCTGTGGGTGTTATTTTAAAAACCATGCTCTTAGAATATAAGTTAATAATAAGATGTCTAAAATAGCAATCCAAAAGCATAGAGCTATCAATGTGATATACATTGTATCCTCTATGTCATTAAAGTAATTGAATAATTTTCTCATATAATTGTTTTAATGTTATACAAATATAATAAAAAAATGTTAATAAACAAGTTTTTACTTTTTTCTATACTGAACAGCACACACAGCAAGTCTTTGGTCTGTGTTAGAATACTCTTTAATCATTGTAGGATTACCCATACAACGAGCCATAAAGTCCTTTCTGTCCTCTTGTGGTTTTGGTGTTGGTAATGGCATAGCTATATATTTAAGTGCATTATTGTATTAATCTTGTTAATCGTTTCCTGCTTATCTACAATTCCATTGTCATCGTAGTAAACATAAACGTAGGGGGCGAACATACGAGCGTAGTTATCGTTCTTTTCTTTGTGGTTTGCCTTTGCTCTGTTTTGATAAGCTGTATTCATCATCTTGTATGAGATGGGCTTTATTTGTATCCCTAAGACAATGTAGTCATCTTTTATTATCTCAGCATCTATACAATAGGTGTGGTCTTTCTCGAAGTCTGTTTTAACTATATCTATATTGGTAAACTCTGCTTTGAGTTCGTCTATTATGCTAAGCTCTTGTTGATATCCGTTCCACGTCTGTCCTATCACACGATAAAAAACGTATTGCTTTACTTCCTCAAGGGGTATCCATTGATTCTTTAGATGTATCCTTTGGCTTACATAAGATAGTTGTTTGTACCCTACTGAGCATTTATACGAGTGTTCCCAATCCTTATGCGTTTTGCTTTCGTGGTATTTGTGGAAGTCGCTTATGAGCTTCATACACTTGCCTACATATTTAGTCTGAAAAAAATGATTGACACTCTTGTCTTTGTTTAGCTTTCGGTACAGCTCATCGCTTAATGGTTGCTTATACTTATAAGACATATATCTTGTTTATTTGGTATATCCATTCTTTAATACGCTTAGGCGAACAAGTACAGGGTTCGTAGTATTTATGAGCATATAAGTCAGCGTGTAATTCGCATATCAGTTTGTAATGCTCTTCTGTCATATTACCACTTAGAATCATAGAATAGGGCTTCCACCTTTGCCTTTGCTCTTTGGTCATTTGTCCTTTTGGCATCCTAAAATTTTATGTTATTCCACTTGTTTCTGCGCTCATCACAGCCACAATCTTTACCCCTAAGTTTGGATATCTTCTTTACTATATAACGTATTCCTGTGTATTTTGTGAAGTAAAATACTAAATCCCCTAATCCCATTCTATATTATTTTTTATTAAATCCTTAACTCTTTTGTATGTAAAGTACAGAGAATAATAAGATATGTTTGTCTTACGTGCTAATTCTGCAATAGGCATACCATCGCTAATTATCTCAAAAACAGTCCTATCATACCAAAAGGTTTTGTCAAGCAGATTATCCATTTGTTGCATAGCACCACAAACATCTATCTGTTTTGATTCCCCCTGCTCATCTATATAGTCAGCAAGGTTATCAATGTTAGTCTTAATGATTTTTTTCTCTTTTCGGTGCAGGTCTATAAACAAAGCCCTAAGAGTTCGGTAGATGTACATGTGGTTAATATCATCTTCATAGGATATATCTACACCCTTTGTAATGTAAGTGTGGATACGGATGTACATCTCTTGTACTATATCCTCAGCTATGGATTCTTTGCACCCAAAGGATAACACGATTCTGTGCCAATCATCGTGCTTCTCTGCAATCTTCTCAAGTGTTGTTTTCAAAATAATCTTTGTTGAGCTTTATGGTTTTCTAAGCGTTTCATAGCTGCATTGTAATACTCAGCATCAAGTTCACAGGCAGTAAGGTCAAACCCTAAGTTATGACAAGCAATAGCAATAGAACCTGAACCTAAGTGAGTGTCTAAAATCTTATCGTTTTCCTTTGCGTAATTCATCAAAAGCCATTCGTAAAGTTTTATACTTTTTTGAGTTGGGTGTATTCTCTTACCATCTATATTGTAAAAACCCCTATCACCCACAGGTGGCTGTCTAAAAATTAAATTTTTAGTTTTAAAACTCGTCCACGCAAACTCACTCATACTCATAAGATGATTATCTGTCATTTTTTTATCCCATATAATAAAACAAGGTGTAGCGCTTAAATAATCTAAAAAATAATTACCACCCCATATAATTTGATTTTTACTAACCCTAAACAATTCATCAAAAAACTCTTTTTTAGGTATTTCATTATCCCATTTTTTACCATCATCAAAAACCCTTGTTTTTACATTAATACCATAAGGTGGGTCAACAATAGCTAATTCAAAATACCCATCAGGATATCTTGACATTAATTCCATATTATCTTCGCAAGTGATTTTCAAAATGGTAAATCTGTTTGTTCTTTGGTGTTGTAAGTTACTAAATTTTTTCCATCTATTTCAAAACCTACGTTATTAAGGATACTTCTAAACTTAACAGGGTCATCTATTGGTGTAGGTTTGTATCCTAACTCTTGGTTTTTAACCTTAGCTGAATATAGGTTTGAGTATATCCAATCCGTTTCGTGGTAGATGTATCTGTGTATGATTAAAAAGTCATCAGCTCTATTCATACTCATACCCCCCATCTCACTATCAGAAGCCATTGGTGGTATTGGTTGATTAGCGTAGTAATGCCCCTGAGGGTGTTTCTTTCTTAGTGCTTCGGTTACAGCGTGAACACATATCCACGTAGTAATGTTATGCTGTTTGCAAAAGATTCGTATATCGGTAAGACTTTCGTAGCTGTACTCATAGCTGTTTGAGTTCTTAGGGATATCTTTTTTTAAGCTATTAAGAGGGTCAATCAAAAACCCTTGATAATCCCACGCCTTTTTTACAGCAGTTGCAAGTTCTAAAAGGTCTTTGTATGTGTACGCTTTCTCAGTATCTACAAACTTAAAATGATTATACACCCATTCGTATTGCTTTTCAAAGTCCTCTTTCTCTATTTGGTTGATTGGTTTACCCTCTGCAAATTCTATGAGCTTTCGTATAAGTGCGTAGGGTTCGTTTTCACTACTAAACACAAGCCATCTTACATTGTGCTTTAGTGAGTACAAAAACATTAAATAAAATACTAAGTGTGTTTTACCCGTGTTTGCGTGTCCTAAAATAAAATTGAGATTCCCATATACAAGTCTAAAGTGATTATCTAATCTATCAACCCCTAAACGTAAACCCTCATTTACTTTTCCTGCTCGTATATCGTTAAGTTTCTTGAGATGTTTGTCAAAGTTTATTAGCATTTGGTAAAGTTAAATAAAAAAAGGGGGTGGTTAGCCCCCTGTTAATTAAAATGGTAAATCTGCTCTATCAGGTGCGTGTTCTTTAGCTTCGACACCCTCTGCTTGTTTGTGGATTTTCCATGCTTGTATTGTGTTAAATACTTTGACTTCCCCCTGAGGGTTAGTCCACTCACGTCCTCTAAGGTTATACTGAACCTCTACGTGGTCGCCTTCATTGTATTTGTCTAAAGCGATGCATTTGTCATTTGAAAACATAACGCTTAATATCTGAGGATATTGCTCTTTAGTGTTTAATACAAGTTCTCTGAATTGATAATTACCTTTTGTAGTAGTTTGTCCTACTCGTTTGACAGTTCCAATAATACTACCCATTGTTAACAAAGTTTATTAATAGTTGCGCATCTGCTATTACTGTTTGTATATCTGCGTTCGGTCTTGATGCGTGAAAGTCCGCAGCAGCTTTTACCATACTTTGGCGAACAATAATCTGTTCTCTGTTTGCAGTCGGTGCTGCTTGTATGGGTTTATAAATGAGCTTCGCTGTGTTGTATTGCTCATTCGTTATTTCAAAGTCGATGGTTTCGCCCACCTGCTTTTTAAATTCGCCTTTGGCTAAAAACTGATAGTTGTTACCATTTGCGAGATACACCTGATACTTATTGAAAGTACCTGATGCGTTTGTGTAAGTACCTTTCGGTTCTATTTGAATGATTTTACTCTGCATAATATAATTCTAATTGTTTTTCTAAAATTTCTAAATGAGCTTCTAACTCTTCTATTCTATTGCTCATACTTTCTATTCGTGCCTTATCAAAGTCCTTCATGAGTTCCACTGTATAATCCATATCGTTTATTCTCTTCCTCTTTAAACTTATCGAGTATATCGTATAAGTTATTAAGGGTTTGATTAGACATATTGCCTTGATTGGCAAGTGTGTAAGTAACAGCGTAGAGTATTGCATCTTGCTGTTCGGTATTTAAATTGAATTGCATAATAAAAGTTTTAATGTTGGTGTAAATATATAAACTTTTTTTAAAAAAACAAAAGGGGGGCAAAGCACCCCCCAAAAGCATAACATTAAAACAGTACAAGAAATGTACTCTGCAAAAGTACTATTTCATTTTCTTTTTAACAAGAGCTGTATATTTATTTATTAACTCTTGCAGGTCATTGTTTGAGTATTTAGTGATTTGTATTGCTTTATTGTGTAATCTCTCAGCAGTTCCGTAACCATAATCTTCATCTAACCTTACACCAAACTTGTACTGTTCGCCATACCTAAACACATTACACGCAGAGCATTGTACCTGACAGTTTGTTTCATCGAATCTTGTTCCGTAGTGCTTTCTGCTCTGAAAGTGTCCGTTTTGTAATCGCTTCCAATGGTCTTTCTTACCACAGGTATAGCACTCAGCTATCCCCTGAGCATTAGCGTTTCTAAGTCGTATGTACTGACTAAAGATATTATCTAAACGCTTTACAAGATTTTTGCGTGATACCTTCTTAGGCATTACACAACAGCGTTATCTAAGATTTGAATAATATGGCGTATCTCAGACTTCTCAAATTTACCCTCAATAGAAGCGTTATACGTTTTGAATGTTAAGTGATACATATCTTTCTCTGTATCGCCTTTAAGTTCTTTTTTACCTAAGTAATCTATTTTTAAATCAAATTTCATAATCTCTATACATATGTGTTCCCAAAGTTAAAAAAAAATTTTTGCTTATATATAATATATATAATATATATAAATATAATAATAATATATAATATAATAATATATAATAATATAATATATATACTATATACTACTTAGTGATTTTTTTAAATTTTTCAAAACCTCTGCTACCAAAATACGCCACATAGATTGTTACGAGTAAAGTTTTAAGCAATTCTATCCACGCTTCATCTATATCAAACGCTATGTTTAAACTATCAAGCACAATGTAGATTGTAGTAGCAAGAGTAAGATATATAAGCGTTAAAGGTCTTACATTCTTACTTAACCAACTATCAGAAGCCATATCAGAATCCCAACGCTTAGAAACCTCTTGAATCTCTTGTGCGTCCATTTCAAGCAGTTTTAAGGCAGTTTCTTTGTCTTGTGGGGTAAGGGTATCATCTTTTGCTATAAGTCGCTTTAAGACCCCTAAGAATCCGTTATCGGGCAATATATCGCCCATGCCATCGCCAAGCGTAGAACCGACTGATGTTAAGAATCTACCTACTTTCGTGTCCTTAAACTTACGTTTACTCATACTTTCTAAATTGTAATTGAATGAAAAATAAGTATATATTCAGCTCATTGAATTTGTACCTACCTGATGCGGGGTAATAAGATATACCTGTTATAAACGAGGTAGGGAATAATAGTATAATTGAAAAACTACGCATAAGTCCATATTACTTCATTTGCTTTCTCAGGGTCTATATCAACGTGGATAAAGCTACCTGCTATTCCTATACGCTTAAACCCTACGTCTAAAAGGCAGTTGATTAAGTGGTATCTATCAACAGAGCTTGAACACGCTATATCTACCGCTAAACCCCTAAGATGACTGCTATTAGGCGTTCCTCCCACTTTAGTATTGTGTTTCTCTGTGCGATATCCTGATGTAATGTACATAGGTTTGTCAAACTTATCTCTTGCCATATCAAGCATTATAAGCAGTTTAGGGTGCATTTTTTTACCACTTCCTACTTCATCAGGGCTATCAAATTCTGTATAGGTAAAATACTTCATTTGCAATCTTTATATTTAAAGTTTTGACCTGTAACAGATAGTTTCTCTATCACATCGCTTTGTAGGTTTCTTAGTAGTGC